GGGTTCCCCTAAATAATATAATTTGAAAAACCAATAATCTGAATGCCAATTCCTGGGGGATTTGAAGCAGAATATCCTTCAATTCCTATAGTAGTAAATCTAACTCTAAATGGAAGTATTGAATTAATTACCGTCAAAGGAGCAGAATAACTTATTTGTGTTATTGGATGATTTATGGCTTTAGGAACAGTAGTTCTATTTCTGTAATCATCAATAATTACAGCAGTTGCCATTAGTCAGTTACATCCTCAATAATTATCATTTTACCCTGGCAAACTGTCCAGACTCTATCCATGTCGCTTAGTTCAACATCAAATACGTCTCCAGTTTGTAGTTGTTCTGTTTGTACAGAAGTTAAAGAAACTGTAAACTCACCAACTTCATCATTCTCTGTTGCTACGGGAACAATTGTAAAAATAGTTCCAGCAGAATCTTGTGTAAAATCTCCTGCTGCATCTGGGCGGCGGAATTCACAAAGAATATCCCAATCGGCAATTACAAGAGGATCTTTATTATCATCTGTTGTATAAACTCTAAATGCAGCAGTATCGCCTCTAACTACCGTCCAACTAACAATTGGTGGTCTTAAACCAACATCATACGCATCTTTTATTTCTTGCCCTCTATAATTAGCCATAGTTCTTTTATTATATCATATATGTAGTCATTTATTTTGTTATCAAAAAGTTATAAATATAACGGACAAAACGGACATTAATGTTGTACTGGATAGTAGATTGTGTTATACTAGATTATGAGACCAATTAGGTCTCATTCGTTTCTTAGGAGGTAAAAACTATGAGAGAAACAAAAGTGTGGTTTGGGGTATTGTTATTGGTGTTTACATCTGCTATTTTTTCAAATAATGCAAATGCTACTACCAAAAATAATTTACTAAATGAAGTAGCCTTGAAACAATCTACCGCCCCTAAAGCGGTTTTTTTAGTTTCTAGGGCAAAAATGTTAAAGAAGTATGAAAATGCAGCAACTCTTTCAGACAAAGATTTGGTGCTAGTTCTAAAGGCAGTAGGGTTTAAAGGACGGGACTTGCAAGAGGCCTGGGCTATAGCAAAAAAGGAATCTAATGGACAACCTATTAGATTTAATGGCAATACAAAAACAGGAGATAGTTCTTATGGGCTATTTCAAATTAATATGATTAGTGATCTAGGTCCAGAGCGTCGTGATAAGTTTAACCTTAAAACAAATTCTGATTTATTGAATCCCGTCATAAACGCAAAAATTGCATACCATATGAGCGATGGTGGTAAGAACTGGTCTGCTTGGAAAGGCATAACAGCCAAAACCAAGATGTGGATGAAGAAGTTCCCACACAACATTTAAACAAAATAAAACCCCCCTTGGCTATATGCCTTGGGGGGTATTTTTTTATCTATGAAGATTATGCGATTTCAACACCTGAGATGTGAAATGATACTGTTACTGCTGATGCAAAACCAGCAATAATCTTAGTTGTAGCAAGTACCTGCTTTAGGTCAAAAAATGCTGTTGTATTTGCTGCAATTGCAACTGTCTTTAGCATATCAACACCGTCAAGTGTAATAGTAAATGTTGCTGCTGTTGCTGCTGAGTTTGCAACTACAATGTTTGTAACAACTGTAGTAGTTGATGATGGTACTGTGTATAGTGTTGCTGATGATGTTGCTGCTGCTGTACGAGCAAGAGCCTTAGTTGTTGTAGCCATTTATTTCTACTTTCTTTTAATAGTCGCGTCCCCGCTTTTATCGTGGATCACCTATAGTGCAATTATACAGTATTTTATTCTTCTGTTGGTGTTATATCTGGTGCTATGAAATTAGTGCCGTCATAGGACCAGCCAATGCCTGCGGGGTTTTCATCTGTATATTCAATAACGTTATAAATATTTATCTCATTAAAAATTTCAACTGAACTTGCAACTATAATGTTTGTTACTTTATTGTCTGAATCAATCATTGCATATTTTTTCATTTTTAACTCCTAGTAATAAAGGTAGAGAATACCTGCGCCACCAGAACCAGCCGTCACTCCACTATATCCACCGCCGCCGCCACCGCCACCTAATCCACCTGTTCTTCCACTTGCAATTGCTGCATAACCACCGCCGCCAGCGCCATTGACTCCAGTTGCTCCAGCAAATTTGCCTGTGCCACCAACGGTTCCAGCATATCCAGCACCACCACCAATCCATTGTCCATTTCCACCATTGCCATGAGAACCACCGCCACCACCAACAAGACCAGTTCCTCCAAGACCATTGCTCACGTTGTAAGCATTTCCATTTGAAGCTGTAAGGTATCCATATCCAGCTCCTCCGCCTCCAGTCCAAGCACCGTTGTTAGGTGCGCCTGATCCAGAGGAAGAACCTTCTGGAATAGAAGTAATATAAAACCCTAAAGAAGCACCTCCTGCTCCACCGCCCTGTCCTCCAGACCAGTTAGTTCCTTGACCTCCGCCTCCGCCTGCGGCAGTTCCAGTTGAACTTGGAGCACTGCCTGCTGCACCGCTAGCAGTACCAGAATTTATCCCGCCTCGTCCCCCAGCGCCACCGCCTCTAGCAACAAGACTACTAAAAATGCTATTTCCTCCGTTAGAAGTTGCAGTTCCACCTGCGCCGATGACTACATAGGCAGAAGGAAATACAAGACCTTGAACTAAAGAAGCACCTCCACCGCCACCTCCTGATGTAACGCCAGCACCTGAATCATAACCTTGGCCACCTCCACCGCCACCGCCGACAAGAATAGCGTAAACTTGTGTAATATTTGAAGGAATAGTAACTACTCCAGTAGACGTAATTGTTTGTTGAAGAGTTAATTGAGTTGGATTAAATCCAGAGGATGCTTCAGGGAATACTGATTGACCCATTATTTATTCTCCTCTATTGTAGGTGGTATAAAATTAGTACCGTCATAGGTGTAACCAATGTATGCTGGATTTTCGTCTGTATATTCAACACAGGTTTGCCTTGTTGCTTCTTGTGCTATTTCTAAATTATTGCAAACAATAACATTAATTACTGTATCTCCATTAAGAACTGCAAAGTATGCCATTTATATTTTCCTTTCTTACCAGTAAACAAGCACACAGCCGTTACCGCCTGAGCCACCTGTTTCAGAATCAGCACGGACTACACCTGCACCACCAGCACCGATTGTTACTGATGTAAAAGTTGCTGGAACCCAACCCATAATAATGGCACCTGCGCCACCACCGTGACCGCCACCGCCGTTGTTTGGCACTAAAGCAGTACTCCAAGTTCCCGCACCACCACCGCCACCACCAGAACCGCCGTTAATTCCAGTAGATAGTGCAAGTATTCCTGAACCGCCTCTGCCAGTACTTGTGTAAGTTGTACCATTGAAAAATGCAGCACCGCCAGTGCCTGCTCCAAGGTTTCCAGCGCTGTTATTTCCACCGCTTGTACCTGCGCCTCCACCTGGACCATATTGACCAGCGCCACCATTTTTGCCTGCAGTGGTAGCATTACCTCCACCGCCACCGCCTCCAGATGTGCCAAATGAAGAACCAGCAACATTTGCGCCGCCTCCACCCGCGCCAAATGCATATAAATATTGAGAAGCAGTTGTGCTACTGCCATTATTACCAGAACCTAAAAGACCGCCTCCACCTTGAGCAAATAAACCAGCAGCGTAAGTCATTCCCCCAAAACTAGTTGGTGTTGTTGAGTTGTAAGTTCCACCACCTTGTCCTCCGCCTACAAGAACAACAAATACATTACTTACAGGAAATGTAATTCCTGTTGTAGTAGATGTATAAGTACGTTGCAAAGTTACGCCAGAAGGCACTTGCGTAGGCAATTGTGCGCCACTGCTTGCACTTGTTGCACTTGTTGCTTCAGGAAATACTGATTGACCCATGATTATTTCTCCTCTATTGTAGGTGGTATAAAATTAGTGCCGTCATAAGTGTAGCCAATACCAGCGGGGTTTTCATCTGTATATTCAACACAGGTTAGTCCAGTTACTTCTTGAGCAATTGTTTGTGTTTCAGCAAGAATGGTATTGATTACTATTCCATTTTCAATTACTGCATAATTCATTTTATCTCCTTAGAATCGTAATACATAAACAACACCAGCGGTACCATTTCCGCCTGCGTTGCTACCAGATTGACTAGCATTTGCACCTTGTCCGCCTCTACCTGCTCCACCTGCAAAACCAGAAGTTACAGAAGCACCAGCACTTGCTCCACGTGTGCCACCACCGCCTCCACCAGTAGTTGCATTTATTACCCAAGGAGCAGTCAATGTATTAGCAATACCAGGTCCTCCACTTGCAGATCCAGATGCACCGCCTCCACCTTGTCCTCCTGTAGTGTTAATTGTTCCTCCAGTAGCAGTTCCACCCGTGTAAGTAGCACCGCCACCCGCACTTAAAGAACCAAATGTAGTAGTTCCTCCTGAAGTTCCGTTGCTGCCGCCATTGTTTCCAAAGTTAGGTGCTCCTGCTCCACCTGTTCCAAAAGATCCAATAGTTACAGAAATTGATCCCGTTAGTTGTACAAGTCCGTAACAAATAGAACCACCACCTCCACCATTACCTCCACTTGCAAAAGTAGTATTGTTCCACCCGCCTCCGCCGCCACCGCCTCCGCCGCCAACACACACAACATAACCAATTCCAGTTCCTGTATAAGTACCTGATGATGTAATTATATCAAGAGTTCCAGTAACTGAAGATACGGGGTTTCCAGTAAGTGTTGCAGAAATTACAATAGACGAACCAGTATTAACATAATAGCCAATTCTTGTTGCTGCAGTTGCAAGATTGAAAGTAACTGTTCCAGATGCTGTTGTTGCACTTCCAATATAAGTTGTTCCATTCCAAAAATCAACAACCGCAATTGATCCAGACGCACAAGTAATTGTATAGGTACCTGCTGCAAAGGCATTCGTTCCATTGTACATAGTGTTTGCACTTGTTGCGGTAAAGGTTTGTGCAATTGTTGAAGCCGCTGCTGCACTAGCAGCTATTGGGAAGACTGTATTTGCCATTGTTATTTCTCCTATATTGTTGGATATTTGAATATGTCAAGGTCAGCTGCTTCCACTGGAAAATCTCTGCGACCCATTAGTTAGTCCTTTGTTAAAATAAAGCGGTAGCCTTATAAACACATTATAACATATATTAAGATACAGAGATATAGACAGATTTAATCATTGCTTCACATGGATTATCTGTTCTTATTTGTGGTATTGCTCCAAAAGATTGTATTTTTTGATCCTCAACAAAAACGGTCTGCTCAATAGAAAAATCATAGTCATACTGGTATTTTAAGTTTCCTACATAGGACAATGGAGATATAGAATCATTGTCTAAAAATGTTTTAAACCAAACCTCAGTATTTGTTGTATATGTGGTCAAGGATACGTTATAACGAATTGTTACTATTGCTCCAACATTTAAGGTTTTAAAGTTTAACTTCTGTGTAGATTTGTTCCATAAAGAAACATTGCCTTTAGGTAAATAAGCCTCTTGTGTATTACTTGATGTGCTATTTAGTAAAAGGTTAACCCAACCATCTTCACCTTCATTAATTCCAGTTCTTTCTTGTTTAGGATATTTATTTTCATAATATCCCCAACCAATCATCTGTTCAGAAGGAGATGCTAAACTTTTACCATTAATTCCATTTTTACCATCTTTGCCATCTATACCTGGATCGCCTTTATCGCCTTTTAATCCTTGTATACCCTGTAAACCTTGTGGGCCTATTTCTCCTTTAGGACCTCGCTCACCTGTGGGCCCAGGTACTGGAAGAAATAAAAATTGACCATCACTGTCTTGAGACTGTTCTACTTTAGTAGCGTATGTAGATTTTTTAATTGGCGAGTCCATACTTTTGGATACAGCCATAAGGTGTTACTTCTTTACTTTAAATATTGTCCCGTTTATCTTAATGATAGGTGGGAGTTTAATGTTTGTGTCATTAATTTTAATTATCATAAAACACTCACAGGTGTAATATCTCCAAGAACACAAATTGTTCCAATTACTGGAGTCCAAGTTATTGTTGTATTTCCGTCTGGAACTGTTGCTTGTAAATCAAAAGAAAGTTCTGATACTACTGATTTATATTTTGTTCCCCAATTTGCTGTAGTTTCTGCTGGAGCTGTAACTGTCACAACGCTATTAGCTACTGTTACTGGAAGGTCATCTAAAACGTCTGATGTTGGATCATAAGCTGTTGCAGAGTATGTCCAGCCATCTGTATCAAATTCTGTAACTTCGTCATTTTCAAGAAGGGATACTGTAAATGAGGCAGAATCACCACGAACCACAGTCCATTGTATATTTGCTGGGGTGGCCCCAAATTTTTCTATTGTAGGTGAGCACATATCATTGATTATACCATAATAAATAGGATTGACTCCTAGGGGCAGTGGGGTGGGTAGAGAGCAACCTAGGAGCCAACCATTATGATTATAACATTATATTATAAATTAACCAGGGTATATGAATTTTAATTGTTATCAAATTGTTATATTAGTAATAGTACCAAATGTCCACTTTATACCAATAGGCCAGAGTATTGATAGTGTATACTTAAAATATATAAAGAAAAGAATAACTAACTAGTAAGGTTTTTAAGATATCTTATATATTATATATAGTAGTTATTTAGAGCGAGAAACATATTCAAGCAATATCTCATACATATGATCTAGTTTATCACTAGTTGCTTTTCTCAATTGCTTTGCTTCTTCTTGTTCCGCTTTAATTGCCCTAATTTCATCACGCATGCTGGTTCCGCCGTTAGTTTTGGTTTCGGCACGAATATCGCAAACCGCTTCGTGTATAGGCTTGATCTGGACTTTAATATACCAACGAATTCCGCTAAGTAAAATTCCCCCGATTGAGAGTAATGTAAGGACAAATCCTGCCCATTCGGTTGCGGTCATAATAAGATAATTATATCATTATATAATATTAAAAAATACAAGTTCGCACGATATAAGTCTTCGCCAATTTTTAAATTCGCCGAAATAGAGGGTATTAAACCACCTATGTACAAACCCTGCATTACACATGCAAATATGTACAATATACGGTGTATGGACATATAAACCTTTCTACGCTACAATTGGATAATGGTAGATAGCATCAAAGATATTCTGAAAATATTTTTAATTGAGAAGTTACGGCTTCATCACATGTTATACCGACTGCCTGCGATATCTGAATTCCTGGAAGAATTAATTGCTGAGGTTTTGCAGGAAAACGGATACCCAAATGACTGGAAGCCAAATCGCTCACATACTGTATCTAAAGACCTCACGTTGCTCGGTTCAAAAGACCTAACGCTAAATGAGGGAAAGTCTTTTTCAATTAAGTCTGGTATTTATGATCCAAAAAAGAAAACCCTAAAATTTTCGGGGAGTAGATTAGGAAAACACGACACAATAGAATCTATGGTAGAAGCAATAGAAGATACTCATGCAGATTTCTACATATGCCTTGCAAAAGCCCCAGAAGACTGGTCTAATATACCAGGAAAGGCAGATCCTAAGTGTTATTACCTATTTGTATTTGAAGCCTCTAAATTAGACTATAATGGCCAATGGGGTGTGAAAGAATCTAAGAAAGGTGGTTTTAAATACGTGATAGATAAACCAGGCTTTCATGCTAAAATATCTGCGTCAATGTCATATCAACTCTGGACTACCGTGGATTGTTCTATTATAGGCGATCCAGAGAGAATTGTTGTTTAATGTCAGATGATGTTTCTTTTGGTGATTGGTTAAAACCTTCTACGCCTAGAGCTAGTGAGGAATTGTCTCAATACCGTTTGAAAATATGTCAAAGCTGTGAATTTTTTTCTAAGTCATCCCGCTGCAAAAAGTGTAAATGCTTTATGAAACTTAAAACCGAGCTAGCCGATGCTAGATGTCCTATCCATAAATGGTAAATAACTTTTTGTTATTTAACAGTTACAAACCTCATCACCACAAACACAGCTAGATTCTATAGGGGTTTTACATGTACAGCTATCTCCACATGTATCAGATAGTAGTTTAAGTTCTAGGTTTTCTTGATCTGTACCCTGCATTTTATTAAATTCTGATATATCCATGGTTTTAGTATACCGCAAAATCTGAAGCAAACTCGCTTTGCTCGTTTTCTGAAAAATTATTTAAAATAGGGTTTTGGGGTTTGGGGAAATAGGTTTGACAGAAATCTGAATATTTTTATCAGATGTACGATACATGATTTATAATATAAATACTATAAATAATAGTGAGCACACATAGGATCTACCTATGCCTCACCTTGTAACCACCCGTCAATGCCTAATATATCGCATGTAACGCGTACACGTAACGATTTATCTATGTGCTTGGGATATAGTGCAATGAAATCATGCACCTCATCTGTAGTGTTTAGATTGAGTAGGCTTGTTGTGCCTGACATGCTTGTTAGTAATA